GTGCTATTTTGACTGTGCTTAAAGGGTTGCAGGGATTAGATAAAGCAAAACAGGCAAGTACATTAAAAGACTTGTTTGGAAAAGAATCTCTAGGGGCCATTTCGCCATTGTTATCAAATTTAGACAAACTTGAGGAGAATTTTGCAGGCGTAGCTAATGCTGCGAAATATGGCGGTAGTATGGAAGCCGAATTTAAAACTAGGTCTGAGACGGCGGCTAATGCAACTATTCTTATGAATAATAATATCAACGCCGCAAAAATAGCTCTCGGGAATGGGCTTTTACCTGTAATTGCGCCATTAACCGGTATTATAGGCGGTGCTGCCAACTCTGTTGGGAAATTTGCTACAGAAAATTCAACCCTTACATCCATTCTACTGGGGTCAGTTGGCGCCATAGCCAGTGTCGCTGCAATAGCTTATTCATTAGGTTGGATTTATAGCGGTGTAAAGCTTGCTGTATTAGGGACAAAGTCTGCCTATGAGTTGTCCGGTAAAGCTTTAGGTAAGTATAATCTGGTAACTAAAGCGGCGTCTCTTTTAACGAAAGGATGGGCTATTGCACAGGGACTTTTTAATACGGTACTCGCTGCCTGTCCTATTGGTTGGTTGATAATTGGTATTGCTGCAGTTATTCTTGCAGGTACTTTATTGTATAAACATTGGGATACAGTTAAACAATTCTTTACAACTTTATGGGACAGTCCAATAGCTAGAATAGCCTTTTTTGTCACAGGGCCTGTAGGTTGGATCATTGGCGCGGTTACGGCAATAATTGCTAACTGGGATACATTAGCGGCATATTTGGATTATTTTTGGGATAATCCATCTGCTGCAATATTTAGATTCACAAGTTATATTCAGGAACAATTTACAAGTGCCGAAACCTGGCTTCGCGAAAAATGGCAATCCATTAGTAATTTTTTATCTACACCTATTTTTGGTAAAGTGAATATTACGGCATCTGGTAATGGTGCAGAGATTGCAGAAAATGCGTATGGCGGTATTTATGGCAGGGGGACATTTCTTACTACTTTTGCGGAAAACTCTGGTGAAAGTGCGATACCTCATACTCCTAATAAACGTAATATAGGCTTGCTGGCCAAAACTAATGAAATCATGGGTAATCCATTGGGTACCAGTGGCAGTATAAATGCGACTTTTGCTCCTCAGATTACCGTACAA